CTGTATTCACCTGTTTGTTACTGCTCTTAGGCAGGGTTGGTCATTTCTGCCAACCTCTCATGGTTGTTGTTCCCATGAGAGCGGACTATCGCATCGCCCACTAGGGGCGTCTCTTCGTTTAGTCTCTCAGGCTGCTTTCGCTTGCCCCTTGTTCCCATTTCAGGGTTCAAGTCAATTAGAAGAGATTTTTCCGTTCCGATATCGCTATCGGTGGTCGCCGATTTCAGTTGACGAGATCTTGCCCAGACTCCTCTTGTAGGAACTTCTTGATAAACTTCATGTGTCTCCTTTAGATGTTTCCAAGTTTTTCTTTGAACGATGAATCTAATGGTTCCCTCAACTACGTTGTGTTTCTGTGCCAGTCGTCTAAGGCTGACTCCTTCGCTGTACTCCTTCCGGATCTCGACCACAATTTCGTCAGTGAGCTTTGTTAGGTAGTGATCCTCTCCTTCGCATGCGGTGCCGTGCTTGAGCCGGTCTTGCTGATTGCTGGTCCGCGTATCCCAGCGAAGATTGTCCAAGCGGTTGTCTGTGCCGTTCCCGTTGTTGTGGCAGCCTTCCATGCCTTCTGGGCAGGGACCTCGGAATGCCGTCAGTATCAGCACATGGACGTTCTCTGAGTGACGGTCGCCATTTGGAGCTATGAGAATCACGCGCCGATGTCTGGATTTGTAGTTCGTTGTGCGTACTCCGAACTTCATCAGGCGGAACTCGTCTGCCAGGCGGTGGCTGCCTCGCACGTAGAGGCTCCAGATATTCCCATCTGGAGTCACCCGATACGCCGGGAAGCCATCGATTGTTTTGCCGTCGAGAATGGGATCCATAAATTTACTCTGCGAATCGCCGCAACAAGACGATGCCGCAAGGAACTAAGAAACAAGCAAAGACGATCCACTCATAGCTGAACATGACTTGCCTCCTTGGATTCGTCAATCAAAACGTCCTCGATCTGAAGGCCAAGAATGTCTGTGATTTGCTTCATGGTCTGGGAATTCTTGCTCTGGCCTTTCCAGATGAACGAAATTGCCGACGGTGTGATGCCAAGAGCTCTTGCTAGCTGAGCCTTGCTCCACCCCTTTACCCTACGCGCCCGTTCCAGCTTGTTGATGTCATAGCTAACCATAATGGAAAGTACTCTAATTCAAGACGAAATCTCTTGTCAAGAAGAAAATTGCATTGACTTGCATCTATTTTCATACTATCTTTATAATCAAATAGTTATGAGGTAAAAAGGAGATGCGAAAAATGAAGATTACGACCGGATTGCTCTGGGATCTGCTTTGCTCCAATTGCGGTGCATGGGAGAAAGCGCCAGGCCAAAGGTGGTGCAAATTCTGCAAGGCGGCAGCGGTCAAACGCCTGCGAGCTGCCGGACGCGGAGATTACAGGCACCTCTCGCCAGAGGCCAGAAAGAAGGCTAATGTGCGCTCGAAAACCAAAACATATCAATCTCGCGGAGTAATCCCAAAAGGATTGTGCTATTGCGGGTCACCAGCGGAGAATCATCATCCAGACTATTCAAAATTCAAAGTCGTGGAACGTCTTTGCAAGAAGCATCATTTGGAAGTCGAAAAGCGTGGAACTCCTTGGCCTACACCCAGAAGCAAGGCTGAAATCATCGCATCGATGGTGAAATAGGACCGTGAAACATTCCAAGGGAAATTCTCGCCTACGCATAAAATAATAGATTTCCTAATAATCTTGTGCTACAGATTGCCGCAGACACAAGAGTGAACACACCTCCCACTCTTCGGCGTTGCCGGACGCTGACCTTTGATTGGCAGCCGTAAGTTGCCCGGAAAACCACTTCTGTAGGACTCCTTTTCCCTAAATCACAACATGGAACTTTATTCGGTTTACGATGCCGCTGGCGCATTCTTTCGTGCGGTCGACGAAGAACAGGCCTTGACGCTCCTTGAGAAGCAAGCGGCCTTCATCGATACCAAGCGACGAAAGCCTAAGTTTCGCCTGACGGTCGACATCTCAGCCGCTCGAGCCTTACTTGCTCCCAGGTTCCGAGTGAGCCAGGCCTCGAGGACGTTCTTCATTGAGCATGTCGGGGAGGAGCGGACGCCGCTCTATCAGCACTCAAGATCCTGTGAAGGCTTCGGAGTCTTGGGGTAAATGTTCCTGACAGAAATCTGGTCTCAGCCAATGACGCAAGACGAATTAATTGAATGTCGCGAGCTGGGCCGGATGATTGCGGCGATCGAGGTCAAGCGCAGCTATTGGGAGCATCAGCGGCAAGTTGCTGAGCGGGTAGTTGAGAAGCTGGTTGAAAAGTCCGGCGAGCTCGTGATGCGCCAGAAGGCTTTGACTGAGGGCAAGGCAGCGAAGGCGGCGGGATAGTGAACCTGGCCGAATGTCGGTTCACTCACGCCGGTCAAGACGTTGGGTTCACTGTGTTCGCAGACAATCCGGTGATGGCAAAGCTGGATGACGTCGTGACGATGGAGCTTATCGGTCAGGCTGAAATCTATCGCTTAGAGCCATCGCAGAAAACGCAGTGGGTATCGGTCCTTGAGAATAGCCAAGGCAAGTTGCTGTCAAGGGCATGGACTCGGCTGAAAGGTGACTTCTTCGAAGTTCTGGAGCCGCGGGAGTTGGCACGGATTAGGGCGGCGGTGGAGATGCTGAAAGCGTATGGCAACAGTTGCCTGGAAAAACAGAATCGTGGGAACAGGCGAGGAAGATCTAGAACAACTCCCGTCCAAACTGGTTTGTGATTATTGATGGTTTGTTATGGCAGCGAACGTTACTGAAACAAATGATGGGCGTGAACAACAACTTGCGGAAGTCGCTGCTCGCTATGTGCGTGGCATGTCCCAATGGAAGATAGGGAAAGAGCTCGGCATAACGCAGCAGCAAGTCTCCTATGACCTGAAGATAGTTCGCCAGCGTTGGCTTGAATCCTCCATCCGCGACTTTGACGAAGCACGCGCGGTTGAGGTCGCAAAGATTGACGATGCTGAGCTGGAGTTCAGGGCGGCATGGGAACGCTCTCAGTGCCTCAGGAAAGTCACTAGCAGCAAGACGAAGACTGGTCGTGATTCAAGCGTGGAGGATGGCATTCGGGAGGAAGAGCAGGCTGGGGACCCTCGTTTTATGGATGGCGTCCTAAAGTGCATCCACATGCGCTCTGAGCTGCTTGGCCTGAATGCAGCAAAGAAGATTTCCGTTTTAGACGCTGATGGGAACAACTACGGGCCTTTCCTTACCGAAGACGACCGAAGAAATCGACTCCTGGCTGCATTCCTTGAACAAGGAACAGCTAGCGGCACTGGACAGGCTGTTATGTGACGGCTCGCTCCGGGACTTCGTGCGGCAGGCGTGGAAGCTGATTGAACCCGGTCGACGCCTAGTTTGGAACTGGCACGTTGACGCCATCTGCGAGCACCTCGAGGCGGTTAGCAAGGGACAGATCAAGAAACTGATCATAAACGTCCCTCGACGCCACCTGAAGTCGCAAACCGTCTCAGTCTTCTGGCCGGCCTGGACCTGGACAACGAAGCCGGAAGCGCGCTGGCTTTTCGGCTCTCATGCGATGAAGCTATGCGTGAGAGATTCGCGCCACTGTCGCACCATCGTTGAATCGCCGTGGTACAAGCAGCTTTGGGGCGACCGCGTTAAGCTCACCTCCGATCAAAACCAGAAGATGTATTTCGAGAACGACCGCAAGGGCTACCGGCTGTCGTGCTCTGTTGGCGCGTCTCCGATTGGCCAGGGCGCTGATTTTGTCATTGGCGATGACCCGCACGACCCGGAGCAGGCGCAGAGCGATGTCCAGCGTCAAACCGTCCTCGATTGGTGGGACGGCTTGATGTCCGGCTCGTTCGTGGATCCTGAGAACACGGCGCATGTGTTGATAATGCAGCGCGTGCACCACCAGGATTTGACCGGACACCTGATAGCACAAGGCGGTTATGAAGTGCTGTCGCTGCCTACGGAGTTCATTCCAGAGCGGAAGTGTTCGACCTCAATAGGTTTCAGCGATCCGCGGACTGAGCGCGGCGAGCTCCTGTTTCCGAAGCGGTTCAAGCAGGACTTCATCGACGATCAAAAGATTAGGCTCGGGGCTTACAAGTTTGCGGGCCAGCACCAGCAGAATCCTTCTCCGCAAGAGGGCGGGCTCGCGAAGCGTCATTGGTGGGGCTTCTGGCATTACCCAGAGAATCCATTGCCAGCGCCGTCGTTTCAGCTTGCCGATGGCACTCTGATTCAATCCCGGTGCGTGCCGCTTCCAATGGTACCAGTCGAAGGCAACGGCCACAGCAAGCCGCACTTTGACAAAATCATCCAATCCTGGGACATGGCGTTCAAGGATAAGAAGGGCGGCTCGTTTGTCGTTGGCCAGGTCATCGGTTCCAAGGGCGCCGACCGGTTCCTGATGGATCAGGACCGACGCCAGATGGATTTCTCGGTAACGCTTGAAGCTGTCCGGGCCCTGACGAAGAAATGGCCGGCGGCGCATGAGAAGCTCGTTGAGGACAAAGCCAACGGGCCGGCCGTCATCTCAGCCCTGCGCCACGAGATAAGCGGGATTATCGAAGTCGAGCCACAAGGCGGTAAGGAAGCCCGGGCCCAAGCGGTCTTGCCTGGAATCGAATCTGGCAACGTCTATCTGCCTCACCCGGCCATCGCGCCGTGGACGATGGACTACATCGAGGAATGGGCAGCGGCGCCACACGGAGATTATTGGGACCAGATTGACGCCACGAGCCAAGCTTTGATTCGGCTGCAGCAGCTAAAGGTGTTTTTCTTCACATGAGGAGCCAGACATGAACGAATTTACGCCGACAATTAAAGAGAATTTACAGTCGCGCCGTGCCGTACTGCTTGCCGAACTTGACAGAATTGAGGCAGCCCTGAAAATCTTTGAGACTGAACCAAGAACAGCGGATGCACTTGAAACAATCATGAAAGCGATGCGGTGACATGACCCTTCACCAGTGGCTTTGGTTCGCCCTCGTCTATCTCTTGGCCGGACAAGTCTTCAGCCTCGTATACATGATGAACTTCCGCAGCGAGAAGCGCACGGCATGGCTCGGGCTCATGGGCCTGTTCTTCCCGCTATACCTCGTCATTGATCTGGTTGTGACGCTTGCGGCTGGCCTGGGAGCGCACGCCCCGAAGCTGCTGGCGCGGTTTGAGAAGGAGACAAAACACTGATGGGACAAGCGAAAAAACGCGGAGATATTGAGCAGCGACGAAGTCAGGCGATTGAAGCAGGGCGAAAAAAATCAGAGCCTAAAGAACATCGTGGGCAAGATCCCGCAATCACACTTGCACGAGTCCTGAAGTTTGGCCTTCATCGCGTCGCACCCAATTCCAAATAACAGTGCTAGAACTCCTCGAAGCCCGCGGCCTGATGTCGTTGGAGCGCATCGGACGCCAAGAGCTTGTTCCACAGCCGGTCCTCGAAGCCGCCCAACGCAAAACCGTGCCGTGGAACCGCATGATGTGGCCGTCTACTGGCGCGCCCTATCAGCAGCGGAATTTCAAGCGCAACGTCAGAGATCTGAAGACGCTCTCGGAATCGGTTCTGCCCTCGCGCGCAATTCGCTTGATCAGGAACGCAGTCTCAAGCCTCGATTACGGCATACAGTTAAAAAAGGTTCTGCGCAAGGATAAGGCATTATCCGCTCAGCTCTCGCCGCTGATCGATAAAGTTCTCACGGTTTTCGACAACCCCAACACGACAGACGACGACCTTCAGAGCTTCATTGCTCAGATTGTGGAAGATGTTCTCGTCTTCGATGCTGGCGCTTGGGAATATGTCGAAAAACCCCGCTTCATTCCCAACAACAACACGCTGAGCCTGGAGGTAATCTCCGGATATTCGTTGGCCAGCAACCTGAAATGGGAAGGAGATCCAAAGAAGCCGCGCTGGGCGCAGCTCATGGATGATGGCACTCTCGGCGAGCAGTTCCTGGACAAAGACATTGAATATCTGTCGATGCGGAAACGGTCTTGGACGCCGTTCGGGCTGTCGCCGCTCGAGACCGTCATCGACATCATGGATGGCTGGCTCTCGATCACGAGCTATCAGCGCCGCGTTGCTTCGGAAGCTTATCCGCCGATCCTGCTTTTCTTTGAAGGTCAGCCCGACGAAACGCAGCTGAACCTGATACGTAGCTGGTGGGAAAACGACATCAAGGGCCGCGCCACTCCTGGCTTTCTGGGCTGGCAAGGTGGAGTAAGCGCCGTTGATCTAAAACCTGGTGGCGACAGCGGCTTGATGCTGGCCTATCAAGAAATGCTGGTTCGGTCGGTCAGCTTCGCCTTCGATTTGAAGCCGATTGATTTCTCGATTGAGCGCGACGTGAACCGCACGACGGCTGAAGTTCAGCGGGTTTCCAGTCTAAGGGACGGGCCGAAAACGATTGCTCGTCTGATTCAAGCCAAGATGAATCAGCGGGTCATGCCGAAGATTGGCGAGATCCTAGGCGATCCCGATGTACTCAAGCTGGAATTCTTCTGGAAAAACATCGATCCGGCCGACGACAAAGTAGACGCCGACATTCTGGCAAGCCATGTTGCGCATGACATTCTCTCGATTGATGAGGCCAGGGCAGAACTGGATTTCGAGCCAAGGCTGGATGGCTTGGGCGTTCTGACATTGCCTGCGCTGAAGGAGCTTTACACCTTGAATCCGACAGCCGGCCTAAAGCGCAGCGGCAAGGGACAAAATCTTGATCTGCTACCCGAGCGGATAGAGCCGGACGAAGACGAGCAAGAGGCAATGGCAGTGAAGAGGAATGGGAAGTTAACTCAGTGATATGGCATGGAATCTCCCGAGAGATCAATGGCCAGCCGAGGATTGTGGCTTTCTAATTGAGAACTACAAACACATGTGCCACGTCCCAGCGGTGGCGTGGTCCGAGCCGGGCGAGAAAGAGATCCAGCAAGAGGAAGTCTGCCGGTTGTGTTTGGCGAAGAATGGAATCAATCGGCTATGCCGTCGATGCTGCTTGGTAATCCTTGAAAAGAACAAGTGGGATTTGGGTAGCAGGATTTGCTCACATTGTTTGGAGGATGAAAATGAGGCAGTCAAACGTAAGAATACATTTCGTTTCGATGCTTCTGCTGTTATCCGTTTTCCTCGGACTAGCTAATTCGGACGAAGTAAATCTATCTTGGAATGCCAACACTGAGTCAGATCTTGCTGGTTATCGACTGTATCATGGCACGGCTTCAGGAGCCTACGGTTCGCCGACGCAGATTGGACTCCAGACGACACACACGGTCACTGGGTTGTCGCCAGCTACGACGTACTTTTTCGCACTCTCAGCATTCGATACATCTGGCAATGAGAGCGGGAAATCGAATGAGGTTGCTTTCCTTGTCCCTCCAGTACAACCGCCACAGTCTAACGAGCCGCCTATAGCAGCCTATTCATTCAACGAAACGTCTGGGACAGTTGCAGTAGATTCCAGTTCTAACGGACTTAATGGGACGATCTCAGGGGCAACATTCGTAGCGGGTAAACATGGAAACGCCCTGCAATTCAACGGTTCAGCTTTCGTTACAGTTCCGGCAGCAGCAGCCTTCAACTTGACCAACAACTTTACCGCTTCCATGTGGGTAAAGCCTACAGCCAGTAACACGACAAAGGGTCTGTTGGCTCATAACGATGGAGGAGATAATGGATTTACAATTGGCTTTGATGGCACTGGAGCCGTCAGATTTCCACAATATAACGTGGGGGCATCAACTAACAGTAGCAATAGTATGCCGCTGAATGAGTGGGCCCATGTAGCCGCTATTCAGGATTCCGGCATCAGCAAGCTATATGTAAACGGAGTCTTGCAAACGTCTACAAGCCCGCAAGTTGTTGAGTCTCTTCCTTCAGCTAATCTAGTTATTGGACGCATCTACTCTAGCATCGCTGGATTTGGCTTCACTGGAGTTTTGGACGATGTTCGAATCTATAATCGAGTCCAGACTGCGGCTGAGATTACGGCTGACATGGCTGCTGACGTAGGCGGGCAGCCGCCTCCACCCGCTCCGACGATTACGTTCTCAGCTAATCCTGCAAACATACTTTCGAGCCAGCCATCGGTGCTGACATGGAGTTCCACGAACGCAACGAGCGTCAGCATTGCTCCTGGGGTTGGAGTAGTGGCGGTTAGCGGAACTCAATCGCTGTCTCCGGTGGCTACGACAACCTACACGGCCACAGCGACAGGGTTGAGCGGAACAGCATCGGCATCAGCCACAGTGACTGTGACGCCCGCTGCTCCGGTGATCACGATTACAATTCCTGCGGGGCCGTGCGTCAAGGTGAATGGAGTCATTGTTCAAGGCGGACTGAATTGTCCATAACTAAGAAATACCATCTATGCCACTAACACCTGCACAACTCGCCACGCTCAAGGCCGATATCCTGGCCGATTCAACGCTCAATGCAAATCCAAATACTCCCGACGGTAATCAAGCGATTGCCGACGCCTATAATGCCCTAGCCGCTCCGACCTGGACGGTTTGGAAAACCAACGTGTCGATCAATGAAGTAGGGAAGAAATTCAACGGTGCAGAGCTTGCTGGGCTGACCACTGGAAACCAGACGCGTCTTCAAACCGTAGCAGCGTACCTTGCTGGAGGAGTCAACCCGTCATTACTAGATAACCGGCAATTTTTCGACGATATCTTCAGCGGAGCCGGTGGAGTGACCACCCGAGCCAATCTGCTCGCCTTGTGGAAACGCTCGTCACTACGCGCTGAAAAGCTGTACTCGACTGGCACTGGATCAGTAGCTGCTCCCGCTACGATGACGTTTGAAGGCACTGTGAGCTACATCGAAGTGACGAATGCGAGGAACCTGCCGTGATGTTCGTTGACCGTTTGATCGACGCTGCTCTTGCCCGGAGAATTCGCAAGAGTGCCGCGCCGCTGGGTGGATGGCAACCTAAACAGGTTGCGTGCTGGGATTGCGGTCTGACTCACCGGCTGCCTCCAGATGTGCGGCAAGCTCTCGCCTCGGCTGAAGGGTTCTTCGCTCGCCACGAAGGTCATCAGGTCAACTGGTTTGAGAGTCCCGCACTGGCTGGACTGTGGACACCGAATGCAGATGTCAAGGAAGCCTATGGATCCAGCTTCGCCTACACGATTGATTTAACCAGCTTGGCGAGTTCGACAACCTTGGTTGCAGGCCGCGAGAGCACCGCCATCAGTAACACAAGCGACCTTTACTCGGAATATCTGGTCGGTGGGCGCATCACCTGCGGAACCACGCCGACTGTAGATAAGGCAATCGAGGTCTGGCTTTACGGAAGCGTGAACGACACGCCAACCTATACCGACGTTTTTGACGGAACCGATAGTGCAGAAACAGTAACGAGCGTCAACGTAAAGAAGTCTTCGCTTCGCCTGCTTGATAGGATGTTCGTCGATGCAACAGCCAGCTTGGTTTGTTGGTTCGGACCTGTTGGAATTGCTCAAGCCTTTGGGGGACGTGTGCCAAAGAATCATGGGCTCTTTGTCACACACGACACGGTGGCGGCTTTGCACGCAACTGGTGGAAACCACGTCATCAATGGAACGGGCGTCTTCAATACCGTCATCTAAATGATTTATAAGCCCGCGCAAGGCCTCATCTCTGCGGGTGGTTTCCGTAACCATCCACGATACCGTGGCTGTATCGGTCATTGGCTGATGAATGAAGGGAGCGGGCTGAAAGCGTATGACGTAAGTGGTTTTAGAAAGGATGGAACATTTTCGAATGGTCCCACTTGGGCTAGTGGACAATATGGCCACGTAATTAGATTTGACGGTAGTGATGATTTTGTTAGTTGTGGGAATTATGCAGATATCAACGCCCTGACGGACAATTTTTCAGTGTGTTTCAGCATTCTGCCAACTGCAACTGCGCAAACTACCAAAGGGATCATTACTCATTTATCCGGTAGTGATACAGGTTGGGTGATAGCTTTTGGCAGCGTCGGGCAATTGAGGTTTCCGTTCTATAGCGAAGGAGCTTCTGGAGATATTACACTAATCAATGGCACCTGGTATCGAGTTGTTGCACAGCAGGTAGCGGGGGTTAATATTTTATGGGTCAATGGAACTGTAGAGACATCGACAGGCTCTCGTGCCATACCTTCTGTGTCTGAGCCTTTGTTATTTGGACGAATCTACTCCAGTTTTACCGGGTTTAATGCTTCGATGCTGTTGGATGATGTTAGGATCTATAACCGCGTGTTAACACCTGCTGAAATTGCATCAGATTACAATAATCCATTCTTAGAGTTCCGTCAGTCGAGCAGGCGAGTGTTTGCTGCTCTTGCACCGGCAGCTGGTTATTTACCAAGATCTGTGATTGTAAGTCAGGCCGTGCAGCGCGCGGCGAATTGGTGAGGAGAAAAGTCCAATGATGATCACGACCATTCACGGTGAGATGGAAGAATCTCTGCTAGAAAAGAAGGAAGGTTTCGTGGACGACGACAACGAATATACAACCTGGGTTGAGTATTGGCTGCAAGATGAACTTGTCCATCGCAGTGTTCATGTCAGATTAAAAAAAGCTGTGAGCGCATTTGGCGAAGCGGCATCGATAGGAGGATAAAGTGGCAAACTCTCAGGGCATGGCAACAAGTTTTAAGGTTCAACTGCTTAACGGCATTCATGCGCTCGGAACGTCTGTGGTGCGGGCAGGGACAACCCCGGATAGTTTCAAGGCCGCGCTCTATCTCGCGTCAGCATCCCGTGGGCCAGGCGATACGGTTTACAATTCGACGGGTGAGGTCAGCGGCACAAACTATGTCGCTGGCGGAGTCGATCTTACCGGCGCTCCGGACTGGATTGCGCCATCGAGCACGGGCACAACGGCTTTTTCGACTCCGACGGCGAATATTGTTTTCACGACCGTCACGCTGTCAACTGCCTTCGATGCCGTCTTGATTTACAACTCGACGCAGGGAGACAAAGCGGTGAGTGTGCATACTTTTGGGAGTCAGACTGTGACGGCAGGCACTTTTACGCTCACGATGCCGACGAATGATGCTTCGACGGGCCTGATCAGAATCGCGTAAGGACAACTCCATGCTCTATAAAATTTTCAATGGGCCGGCTCCAACAACGGCGGCGCAAGCCGTGGTCACGACCGGGACGGCGATCAAGACGCTGCTTCAGGTGAAGGGCGTCACGGCATTTAAGTTCAAGGTAACAGAGTGGGGAATTTCCTTTGATGGCGCTGCTGCAGCGGCTGGAATCAAGTGTGAACTGCTAGAGACCGGCACTATATTTGGAACTGTCACGGCTCATGTCGCGGCTGGGATCGTTCCTTTTGACGATCCAGCAAATCCGACAGGGACAACGTTCTTCGAAGTAGGCACTGCTGCCACGGGCTACACCTGCACGTCAGAGGGAACTATTGTTGCTTCGCGGGTTTTCGACGCCCAACTGGTTCAACCGACCAATCAGTACGTCATGCAGTTCCCGTTAGGCCGTGAGCCGATGGTTACGGCTGTCAGTGCTTTGCGCATTCGCACCACAGCGGCAGCGGCGGTCAATGCCTACTGTTACGTTATTGTCGGCTTCTGAGGTTAAGCCGTGGCGCGCCTCGGACGGTCTCATCCATCTCACCCGATCATCAAGCGGGCCGTTCCTGCATCTCCTGATGTCACGGTAGCTCTCACAGGAGTATCGGCGACCGTCTCTGTCGGAACTTTGGGAGTCGCGTTATCCCTGGCGCTCTCCGGGCTCTTGGGAACTGGTTCAGCCGGAACCTTAACGCCGTCGCATTCTGTTCCGGTTAGCGGCGTCAGTTCCACCGTTTCAGTAGGAACGCTTTCCCCGTCTCACTCAATACCAATAACCGGTGTGGCAAGCACCGGGGCAGTTGATACGCTGGGAGTCACGAAGAGCGGAAGTCTTGCTCTGACCGGTATAGAGGCGACTACTTCCGTCGGTAGCCTCACTCCTTCCAGTGAAGTTCCAGTTTCAGGAAACAGCGCCACCGGAGAACTTGGGACTCTTGACTATACCAAGAGCGGCTCCTTAGCTCTCACCGGAGCATCGTCAACCGGTTCTGTCGGCAGTCTCACGCCTTCGAACACCGTCTCGGTTTCAGGCAATAGCGCGACCGGGTCGGTTG